CTCACCTACACGAGTCAAGACCGAATCAAGTTCGTGGAAGGTGAGATTCTGCATCTCATCTATGAGAATTATTGAGTTATCAAACGTCGTACCTCTGATGAATGATGTAGATAAAAAATTGACCTTCTTGTTTAGGATGAGTTTATCCCAAGCAGCTTCATCGTCAAGTAGGTCGCCGGCAATTCCGACATATGGGTTTGTGTATGCACGCTTCTTTTCCGTCTCATCACCTGGAAGATATCCGATATCTCGAGTCGGAACAATCGAGCGCATAACGATAAGTTGATCATACTCAGTTTGCTTATCGAGTACTTCCTCTAAAGCAAAACACATTCCTAAAAAGGTTTTTCCTGTACCAGCTGAACCTGCGAGGACAAGATGATAACCATCTTTCCAAGCCTCGTAAGCTCTTTTTTGATTTTCCGTATAAGGTTCGAACTCTATAAGATGCTCGAGCCTATACGATCCTGAATTAAGAGATCTTTTACTCATACCTTTATTGTGTTGCCCCTTGACGAGTTTTGCTTTATTCTTTGAAGATTTTCTTTCCATCCATCGTCCGTTTTTGAAAGAGCGCTGCCTACACCTGCCACAACTTTTGGAGCAACAAGCTCTCTCACTATGTCTGGATCATTATGAAGCATTTGTTGCAGATCATCGTAAGAACATGTTATGTCTTTTGTCTCGTCAGTCACTTTATTTCGAATTGTGTAAATAGGCATCACCCTTATATCCTTCCCACCATGTTGGTGCCGGTCTTTTCCAAGTCCATGTTGCAAATGGTTTTGCTACATGATAATAATTTCTGTAAGCTTTAACCGCATCACCTTTTACCATGCAATCCGGATAATGTGACATGGCCTGTGCAAATTCAGTGAGTCCGGCCTGCGGTATATTTATAGGAGCTTTTTCAAGAAGTTTTCCAAGTTTAACAAAAGTTGCATGCTGCTTTCCTCGGCGATATTCATATTCCTCAGCCATGCCTACAAAGTGATTGTAGTGCCAATCATAATTACCTTTAGACTCCATTGTCCATGTCGTACAAGGATGATACTTGTGTACTGCGAGATAGTATAAGTCATCTCTTTCATCACCGAATGAATAGTACGTCTGTATCGTTTTACCTGATTTAGATGGACGCTTTTCAGGTGTACCGTCCAAGAGACGATGGACGGTACTAAGCATTTGAGCTGATTCAACAATCATCTTTGGTATATGTCTGTCGCATAGCATTTGTGCTGCAATAACAGGGTCTTTGTCAAGAATGAAAATGTTCATAGTATACTCCATTGATTTAGTATATTCTACAACATTTTTTAGTCTTTGTAAACAGCTAAATTTTAATCGCTATAACTTTCAATAATATTTTCAATCTGTTTATCCAGAAAGTCTTTTTTCTTTATGATCTTATGCATTAAATCTGTTCTGCCTTGCTTTTTAAGCTTTTTGGCATAATTGTCAAGATTACGTGAGTCTGCTTTTAATCTTTCGATCTGAGTGGTAATCATTGGCTTTTTTCCTTTCTTCAAGAAAAAAGGCGCTAGCACCGCAGTGTTACGCCCTTTTTTCTTTTTAGAAACTATCTGAGAGTTATGAAACATTAGATTAGATTCGGGAACGCCTCACTTATTACCTCTTTTTTTATTTTTTTATTAAATTTTTTATTGATCATTGAAATAACTAACTCTGCGTCTTTAGGGTGAATGGACTCTATGAGAGCTATAAAGATACTCTCACGTTTAACTGCCGGCAGCTTGTCTCCAATGCCGCCTTTCACGAAATATTTAAAATCTCTGTTTCGCTTTAAAAGATTCGACGGCGCATTGTGTCCTTCACTTGGCGTATATGGTGGACTGCCCGTCGGTAAGTTGAATAATACCTTAGGATCGAGAGATCCTCGTATAATGTCTTTAAGTGCCCAACTTTCGTTAGTCTTAAGAATCTCAACTTTTTCTTTTTTTGTTTTAGCACTCTCAACTTTTTCAAGCACCTCATAAACTAAAAGCATATATGATCTCCATGATAGTACATTTTTATTTATAAAAACTCACTTCTTACGTACGTGTCTCGAGTGTATCTTACACCCTATAAATTCGTTGTAGTAGTCATCACGAAAAAGAACCTCATTATCAAATTGAGCTTTCGCTTCATAATAACTCATTTCACCTTTTGTTTCGCTTAGCCTTAAGATTTCTCTCTGAAATATCTCTTGACCACTTTCCTCCACGAGAGCCTTCACCTCTTCACTTGATGAAAAGTAATTGAGCCAATCTGACTCGATCTTTTTAACGCGTCTTCTTGACTTTCCTTTAAGAGGAGGTAATCTACGTGTCGACCAAAAGTTCTTCTTACCTATATATTTCTTTCCATTATATAGGTCGGTGATAAGATAAACAAATCCGGCCAACCCCTCGATAGATTGATCAGCCGGATCAAATTGTTTATTCTCGTAGAGCCACATTAATCTTCGTCTTCATCCACCACCGAAACTTGAACTTCATTTCCACATGATGGACAATACATTACGTCATAATCGTTTTCATCTGAAAAGATAAGAAAGCTCTCTCCACATGTTTCGCATTCGCTTGAATATGTAGTGCCCATATCAGAAATCCACCTCACAAGCTCCACTTGCACAGGCAGCTGCAGCAAGAGTGTCGGCATCAACATACCTTCTCTCGACAAGATCAGTGTCCCAATCAATAGGCTGAAGATTCATCTGTATTTTACTCCACTTGTGTAAAAGATAGGCATCCTTGAGACAATATTCGGCATTCTTTTTATCAGAATTGAGATAGTTCTCTGCAAAGTTATTGAAACGTCTTACCCAATCGCGCTTGACTGCATTTACTGCTGATTCGGAACTAATATCCTCGCCGTATCCTTGAGCAGTTGAACATGCTAGCCAGAGATCACCGAATGCGTTCAGACCATCTACGACAAGACCTGAAGCAAATACTGCTGCATCGCCATATTTATCGACCATCTGTTGGGCTGTTATGACCTGAGTGTTCGGCGCCTGATTGAAGTCTTTATCTCCAAATGCAGACAAGAATGATATGCCGGCAAACGAGGGTCTATTTTCAAAAACAAACTTCTCGACCTCATCCCAGTCCTTGACGATGATTGTATTTGACACATTATGTCTTACACCTTCATCAGCACATAGGTCTACATTGGTTCCGGTCTCCACCCAGTGTTTCTGTGCTATCTGCACGAGTTTCAAGTGGTCGACTCCGAGATAATCGTCCTTGTACAAAGAACCTTCCTTCGGAACAATTGGGAAGGATACAACGACATCTGTTCCATTTGCAGACCATACCGATTCCTCCACCATATGAGGATTTGACTTCTGGATAGCTTGAGTAACTTCAGACTCCTTATTCATCTGTACATGCCTAATATACATCGAGCTATGTTCTGCATGGATACCACTCGCTGTTTGAAGAAGAACTGAGGCATTGCCGCTCGGTTTTACGCATGTTGTTCTTGCGGCAGGATTGATACCAATGATCTTAGCAACTTCCTTATTGACTTTCTTGACAATAGCGGCACCATGTTCGAGTACTGCTGGATCAAATAGAACATCAGGGTTGTTCATCCATCCAGTGATTGAACAACCGAGCAATGCTTCTCGATCAAATATTCTCTTACTTTCTTCCGAAATATATCTGAACTCGGTGTATCCAGCTTGTAGTGTTCCGAGAATTGCAGCCGCTCGACATGCTACATAGAAATCTTCTTCAGTTACACACATCCCACCATTGATCTCGGTAAGGTTACACCCTTGCCAACCTGACTTTCCATCGATCTGCGGGAACATACCAATCTCGACACATGGATTTGTCGTGTGTTCTTTAGATTCAACGAAAACAAATCCTGGTTCACCGAACTCCTTTACAGATTTCATGATAGTTGAGAACTGTTCCTCTGTAGTCTCATCTCTTACTATGACTGCAGAATTATTTGATCTTCCACGTTGAGGATTTTCTACAAACCAATTTCCGGTTTTTGCCTTCATCATCTCTTCATCATCTGGAGAAAAGAGA